TGAAAAGAACTGGAGAATATCTGTATCTTATAATTTTATACAAATATGAGTTTTAAGAAAAACAAATATCAAGTTATCCGTGGTGCTATATCTAAAGAGGTAGCAGACATAGCTTACAGGTATTTACAAATATCAGCAGAAGCAGATCACTGGATGTTAAACAATGGTGTAACTCATGCAGGTAATAAACTCGTAGGTAATTTTAACGACCCACAAGTCCCAAACTCTTATGCTAAATATAGTGATAGGTTGATGGAAACACTATTAGTTAAAACTATAGCTGTGATGCAAAAGAAGACAGGACTTAAATTAGTGCCTACTTATTCTTATACAAGACTCTATAGAAAAGGTAATATCTTACGAAGACATAAAGATAGACCTAGCTGTGAGATATCAACTACACTAAACCTAGGTGGAGATGCATGGCCTATATTTATCGATCCTACGGGGTCTGACAACGTAAAAGTAGACCTAAAACCAGGGGATATGCTTATTTACTCTGGATGTGAATTAGAGCACTGGAGAGAGCCTTTTGAGGGTCAATTATGCGGTCAAGTATTCCTACACTATAATCATGCAGATGGGCAGTTTGCAAAAAGCAATTTGTATGATAAAAGACCTATGCTAGGAATAGTCAAATAACGTTGAATATCGACGCGATCTATTATAATCTGGAGGTCTATGGCGTTACAAAAAGTACAATTTTTACCTGGATTCAATAAACAAGTTACCCCAACTCAAGCTGAAGGTCAGTGGGTTGATGGTGACAATGTTAGGTTTAGATACTCAACACCAGAAAAAATAGGTGGTTGGTCTCAATTAGGTGAGAATAAACTTACGGGTGCAGCTAGAGCTATGCATCATATTGTTAACAAATCAGGTAACAAGTTTTCTATTATAGGAACTAATAGAATTTTATACGCATACTCAGGAGGTGTGTTTTATGACATACACCCGATTCGAGCGACTACAACTCTTACCAACGCATTTACAACCACTAACGGATCAGCTGTTGTTAAGATAACTTTTTCAAGTGATCATAATCTTACAGCAGGAGACATTATTCTATTAGATAATTTTAGTACGATTACAAACTCAAACTATAGTGCTTCTGATTTTGATGATAATAAATTCATGGTTACATCTATTGAGTCTTCAACGGAAATTACTATTACAATGTCATCAGTAGAAGGTGGAACTGGAGGTGGCCCAACTGGAGGAATTAGAGTACAATCTTATTATAGTGTTGGACCTGCAGGACAGCTTCCTGGATTTGGTTGGAGTTTAGGACAATGGGGTGGTACGGTATCAGGAGAAGCACAAACAAGTTTGAACGGAGGCATCAATGCTTCTACAACAACAATTGTGTTAACTGATGCTACATTGTTTCCATCATCAGGGACAAGCTTTATTCAAATAGGAAATGAAGAAATTTCTTACACAGGTATATCGGGTAACACTTTAACAGGTGTAACAAGAGGAGTTAGAAACACCACAGCTGCCTCTCACTCTAATGCAGATACTGTAACTAACTCTACAGACTATGTAGCGTGGGGCGAGGCTGCATCTGGTGACTTAGTTGTTGATCCAGGTATGTGGTCCATTGATAACTTTGGAGATAAGATTATAGCTTTAATACACAACGGACAAGTATTTGAATGGGACTCAAATGCATCAGGTGCTACCTCAACTAGAGCAACTATTATTTCAGGTGCTCCAACAGCATCAAGAGACATGATCGTGTCTACACCGGACAGGCACTTAGTATTTTTTGGAACAGAAACAACAATAGGAGATCAGTCCACACAAGATCAGATGTTTATCAGATTCTCTAATCAAGAGGATATCAATACATATACACCTACAGCAACAAATACAGCAGGCACACAGAGACTTGCGGATGGATCTAGAATTGTAGGAGCGGTTAGAGGTAGAGATGCAATCTATGTTTGGACTGACACTGCATTGTTTACGATGCGTTTTATTGGTCCGCCTTTTACTTTTGGTTTTACACAGGTAGGCACTAACTGTGGATTGATAGGACAGAACGCAGCTGTTGAAGTAGATGGTGCTGCATACTGGATGTCAGAAAATGGTTTCTTTAAATATGCTGGTGCTCTTCAAACATTACCATGTTTAGTAGAAGATTTTGTTTATAATGATTTAAATACAACAGCTACACAGTTAATTAATGCTGGATTAAATAATCTGTTTGGTGAAATTAATTGGTTTTATTGCACAGAGAACTCTACAGTCGTAGATAGAGTTGTAACTTTTAATTATCAAGAATCTTCTGCAGAAAGACCCATATGGACAACAGGCACATTAGATAGAACAACATGGCAAGACTCTTCTGTATTTGGTAAACCACATGCTACAGATTATGACGCTGACTCAAACACATCTTACGATGTTGTTGGCAACACTGACGGTTGCACTATTTATTACGAACATGAAAAAGGCACAGATCAAGTTACAGCTTCAGCAGTAACAACGGTGTCTGCTAATATACAATCAGGAGACTTTGATATAAGTCAGGGTGGTGATGGTGAAGTGTTTGCAAAAATAAGAAGATTTATACCAGACTTTTTATCTCAAACAGGTAATACACAAATTACATTAAACTTAAGAAATTTTTCTAATAGCAGTCAAGCAAGTTCACCTCTTGGACCTTTTACAATTACATCATCTACAACTAAAGTAGATACTAGAGCTAGAGCAAGAGCAGTTTCTTTAAAAGTAGCAAATACAGGATCTTCACAGAATTGGAAACTTGGTGGATTTAGATTAGATATACAACCAGACGGAAGAAGATAATGGCAAAAATAGTACAGATATTAACAAGACCTTCACCTACATACAGACAAGACGTGGCTGATGCACAGGTTAGAGATCTTGATGCTATCGTACAAAAATTAAATACAACGTACCAACAAGAACTAAAGGATGAAGTTGATGCACAAAACTTCTTTTTAAATTAATGGCTAATAGTTTTAAAAATAAAAAAGTAGACTTAACTACAACAGACAATACAACTTTGTACACAGTACCGACAGCAACAACAACCGTTATAAAATCAATACTAGTTTCTGAAGATGCTGGATCGGGAGCTAATTTAACGGTAACACTAGTTAACTCTAGTGGTGCTATATTCAGTTTATTTAAAACAAAAGCTATATCTTCTAATACAACTGTAGAACTTTTAACTCAGCCTTTAGTTATGGAGGAGAGTGAGATATTAAAAGTACAGGCTAGTGATGCTAACGAGCTACATGTCATAGCCTCTATATTAGAAATACAGCCAAGAGAGGTAACAACGTAATGCAAGTATTAAAACCAAAAGAGATAATAGAGACCATATCTAACTTAAAAACAGGCGAAGTATATAAGAATGATGAGGACTGGAAGGCAAAAGGAGTGCCTGAAGCAGATATAAGAAGAGACATCAAAGTTATTATGCCAAGCCTTGATTTATTGGGTAAAACCAAGTAGATTGGAAGTTACAGGATTTTATGCCTGCCTATAACAATTTAGCTAAATTATGACAATATCAAGAGGACAGATGGAGAGACAATTACGAATGGGTGGTGGCATCATGGATGTTGTGCCTAGAGAACCTGCTATATTTGGTGGTATTAAAAAAGCCGTTAAAAAAGTTGGTAAGACAGTAAAGAAGATTGCAAAGTCTGATATTGGTAAAGCTGCATTAGCAGGTGCAGCTATTTATGGTTTAGGTGGTGGTTTTGGTTTAAAGCCAGGAGGCTTTGCTTTTAAAAACTTACCAGGAGCAGGATTTTTTGCAAAACCAGGTGCAAGTCCATTAACAAGATCCGCACAAGAAATTGGATTACCAGCAACTAGATTTGGAAAATTTTTAAGTGGAGCAAAAGATGCAATAACAGGTAGTGGTAATCTAGGTAAATTTGCAACATTAACCGCAGTATCTGGTTTTTTAACAAAAACACTCGGCATGCCACAAGAACAAGCTGAAGCAGAATTAGCTAGAGATCCATCAGGATATCTAGAAAAATATTACAGAAACTTAAATCCAAATGCATCAGAAGAAGAAGTAATGGAATTTGTTACAACAAACACATCTGAGTACGCTGTGGGTGGTAGAGTAGGTTTTGCTGATGGTCCGGTGTTACCACCAGACCCGACACAACCTGTAAACCCTTTTGGACCAAAACCAGGAGACTTTGGAATTGATGAAGATATTCCGATAAAGATGGCATCTAATATAGAGAACGATAAAATATTAGAGGCTCTGTTTGAAAAATACTTAGACATGGGACTATCTCCAAAAGATGCTGCAAAAGCAGCACAAGAAGAATTTGATAGAATGAGTATGATGAAAACAGAAGGAAGAGGTCTAGCAGCTCTAGGTGGTAGAATGAATTACTCTGAAGGAACTGATAATAAAATAAAAATGTTAATTAAAAGAGGCGCTGATAATGATCTTATTAAAACATATGTAGATGGTGCACTAGATAGTGAAATAGATGAAATAAGAGAACAGGTAAAAGAAATAATGAGAAAAAATAAAAATGTAGGTGGTGCAATGGATACGGCTAGCGATAACGCTATGCAAGCGGCGGGCATCGAGGGACTACCTGTAAGACAAAACCCAAAAGGTGTTAAAGAGCTAGATCTTAGAGAAACTGGTGGATTTATACCACCGGTTGGTATAAAAGAAAAAGAAGATGACATCCCAGCGATGTTATCAAACAACGAGTTTGTATTTACAGCTGATGCTGTAAGAGGTATGGGTGATGGAGACGTTAACCTAGGTGCACAAAGAATGTACGATCAAATGAAAATGTTAGAAGCAGGAGGAAAAGTATAATGGCAGAAGTAGTAAGAACAGCCCCAGCAGAGTTTATTGAAGCAGGTGCAAAAACATACTTAGACGATCTAACAAAAGCGATTGGTGATTTTAAAGGTCAAGATCTATCTAAAATTATGGGTCGACAGTTTGTTGCTGGACCTGGTGCGTTAACAACACAAGCAGAAGGTTTAGCCACAGGTCTTGGTAGTTTTCAACCTTTTTTAGATGAAGCTGCTAAAGCACAAACAAGAGCAAAAGATTTAGTAAGCCCAACTGCTTATCAAGCTTATACATCTCCTTTTCAACAAGATGTTATTGACACAACACTAGCTGAATTTGATAGACAAGCACAAAGAGGTTTACCAGCCTTGTCTGCAAGAGCAGTCTCTGCAGGAGCGTTTGGTGGTGGACGAGAAGGTGTTGAGAGAGCAGAATATCAAGCGGCAAGTGATAGAAACAGAGCAGCATTACAAGCACAATTATTACAACAAGGTTTTGGTCAAGCACAAAATTTAGCACAACAAGCTTTTAATCAACAACAAATATTAGGATCTGGTCAATTAGCATTAGCACAACAATCACCTGCATTATTAGGTCAACAGATCTCAGCACTAACAGGTTTAGGCGCGCAACAAGCAGCAAGACAACAACAACTATTAACAGCTGATCAACAATTAGCATCAAGACAAGCTTTACAACCATTAGAGGCAGCACAACAATTTGGTTCTGGTGTTACACAATTAATTGCAGGATATCCTGGTAGAGAAAATATTTTACCTCCTGCAGCTACACCATCACCATTAGCTACAGGACTTGGAACTGCATCGACACTGGCTGGTATTTACAGATTAATTAGTCCACAGCAACAACAAATTAAAATAGTATAATGAGTATAACTTTAAAAAGACCAATGTTTAGAAAAGGCGGAGAAGTCATGGAAGGTATTATGACTGGCATTAAGCCTAGAAAAATGTTTTCTCTTGGAACAGAAGATCAAGCGATTGTGGATGATGTACAACGTAAAATGAGATTAATAAATGCAGTTGGTGGAACAAGTCCATTGTCAGATCCTCTTACACAGTTTTTATTAACAGCAGGACCAGATTTAGTTGAAGGAAAAGCAGCAGGTGGAACTAAATTACAAGAAATAATTGGTGGTGTTAAACCAGGATTACAGGCTGCTGTAAAAACTCAACAATTAAAAGACTTATCAAATAGAAAATTAGCTACAGCTTTAATATCTAAATCAAAAACTCCTGATACTAGAAAATTATATAATGCATTAAAAAACACAATTAATCCTAAAACAGGAAAATTATTTACTTTTGAAGACGTAGCCTCTCAAAAAGCTTTAACAGATTTATATAAAAAAGAAACATCTCCGTTAGAGAGAGAAGCTCAAAAAGCAAAAGAAATAAGAGGTGAACTTGGTAAGTTTAAAGACTTTTTAAGAAATCCAAAATATTCAGAAGTAGAAAAAGGTTTAATATCTACTGCTTTAAATAAAATACAAACAAATAAAGGTTTGTTAGCAAGTATAGATAAACAAAACCCTTATTATCAAGGTAGTGATTATACTTTAGGAACACCTGAAGAAATAAATAATAAAAAAGTTAAAACATTAATACCAGAAGATAAAGATGAATTTACAGGAAATAAAACTTATTTTATAATTGAAGAAAATGGATTTTTTGTATTTGATGAAACAAAAGGTAAGTTAATACAATTACCTGGAGTTTAGAAAGGAGTTTAAATGTCTGACACATTCAAACTGCCAGAGGGTTTTGATTTTACTAACACGTTAGAAGAAGAAAAAGTTGACGAAGTAGTTAAGGATAAAGACTTACAATTACAAGAAACAACAGAAATAGAAGAACCTGTTGGCTTAGATGTTTTAAAAGAAAAAGGTATACTATCACAAGATAACGTAACAGGTTCTATAATAGAAGAACAAGTTAGAGGCATCAGTAAAATCATAGATAAAGTACAAGGTAAAGAAGTAGAAGAAGACGCATCTCTTATAGAGTCTTTGACTGGCGCAGGTATTAGTGCCGGTATAAAAATACCAAAAGGTTTAGTTACATTTGGAACTTTATTATTTGATATTTTTCAAGAAGAAGGCATACCTTATGATGAAACATTAACAGGTAAATTAACAGAAGCTTTTGATCAAACAACATTAGGTAAAATAGAAAAAGCATCATCGGAGGTTGCAGCAGAAACAGCAGCTGGTAAAATTACAGAAGCTATTGGTCAGTTATATGGTGCAGGTAAAATAGCACAAAAGACGGCTATACCTGTCATAGAAAAAACATCTCAAAAAGTTAGACAATTAGTGAGCGCTATAAAAGGCGGCAGATATGTCAAAACCACAAATAATGTAAACGCAGCAAGAGCTGTAAAAAAAGCAAATGATTTAAACAGAATAACAGGCAAAGATAAATTTATAGCCATCGCTGTTGGTGGAGGAGTTGGTGGCGGTTTTATAGTGTCTGATGTAGATAAGATTGGTACGTTTGGTGATTGGGATTTTTTAGATTTTTTACCAACAGGATTAGATAGAAATCAGAGAGAACAAGGCGCTGAAGATGCACAAAGACAATTATTAAATAGATTAAAGTTTGGTGCAGAGTTAGGATTTCCTATTATACCAGCTGTAGTAGGCACAGGTAAGATTGGTAAACTTATTTTACAAAAAGGTAAAGATCTTGCATACAGTGATAGTATGCTGGAGAGATGGGTAGACAGGTTTGTGGGTCGACCATTTAGATCTAGAAGTAATAAGACTCAAGAATTATTTGATGGTATACAAAAATTAGAAGGTAAAAAATCTGCTATAAAAGTATTGGCAAAAGACGCTGCTGCAGACTTTGACGATACGATAAGAGCTATATCAAAAGAAACGAGTGGCGCGGCGCAAGCATTTAAAGATCCAGATGCCATGTCAAAACTTATATCTGAGTTTATGTTTAAATCTACAGATGATGTTGTAAAAGGCAAATCAATAGCTTTTCCTGGTTTTTCTAATAAAGCTTTAAAAACATTTAGAGAATCCATGGATAAATTAGGTGTGTCTAAAGGCTCTGTAAATAAAATTATTAAAGACTCTACAGCTTTTAGAAACACCACAGCAGGATTAAAATCATTAATTAGTGCAAGTAAAAATGTTACAGCGGGCACAGAAAAATTAAACAAAATATTAAATGAAAGAATAAAAAATCAACTTACTGTAGATTATAAAATTATAGATGACAACAGAGGTTTGTTTAATGGATATAGACCAACAGCTGAAAGTATAAAAGAAGTTGCACAGATCTTACAAAAATATGCAAGAGCAAACGGTAAGAGTTTAGATGATGCTACCGCTAATAAATTGGTAACTGATATAACTAAAAATGCATTTAAAGATAAAACAACAGGTGCTTTGGTATTTGATATTGGAGAACAAAGTGCATTAGCGGATAAAGCGGTGCAAAGAGTTAACATGGGTAAGTATATTACTACAGGTAAATTTAAACCTGATGCTGCAGGTGGTCTTATACAAAAAGAAGCTGATCTTACAGCTTTTAAAAAATTATTTGGTGAATATAGAAATGCACAAAAAGGCATTTATGCCGTAGCATCTGAGTTAGGTGAGACTATTGCAAGAGATAAATTTTATCAAACATTATTAGATGACAGCAAAAGAATAGCTGCAGCT